TGAAAGACCGGTTGCTTTTCTTGGCCTTGTCCATAGCACACTTCAGGGCCGATTCCTTTATCCGCAGTTCCTTCCGCTTTGTCTTTTCAATCCCGTACATATCACGTAAATATGCCATTATGCCACCGTAAAAACAAACTACCGCCGGTATTTCTCTGGCCGCTTAATGAAATCAGCATAGCAACAAGAAATTAAATAGCGAAATGAATCGAGCTTATGGCATGGATAGGTTGGGTTTTTGATCAGTTCCCCTTCGCTGTCAACCATTGCCATTTCAATGTCTTTTATCGTGTGCTTACAGTTCTTCGTAACGTAAACATTGGCGTTTTTCAGCACAGAATTGCATAAAACACGGGAATCTGAAAGCACTAGGTTCTGCTGCGGCACCCGGATATCATCGTCCCGTAGCTTCAGCATATCTTTGATTATCCGGTAATGATTCAGGTTTCCGCGGGTGAGCGCCGATCTGTTCCGGCCCGTGGCGTCGCCAGTTACCTGCATATTGTACAGCCAGTTTGAGTAATCAGACTGGATAATCTCGCACATTTCTGGGGTCGATCCGTTCGGCATATCTATTTCGGCGAATGCGTAAACAGTCCATAGATCAATCTGCTGCGCCACCAGGCAGGTCATGGGATCCTTATTAAAATCCAGACTGAAAATGATAGGGAGGTGCGGATTCGGAACGTATCCATCAATAATATGCCTTTTAGACTCCCAAGAGTACAAAAATGGCCTGTCATTAGCATCTACGTATTCCGCGAGGTATTCCTGCCGGAAGTTGATATCGTCGAGCTGCAGCCGCGCCTCTTCGATCTCGCTTTTGTCAATGTGCGGGTTATCGTATGTTGTAAAATGGAAAAACGCCCAATTATCAAACTGACGGTGCTTTTCTTCCAGCATGTAGAAGCCGTTGTTCTTCCCCTTTGGACGGGAAAGTATGAAGGCATCGCCGCGGTAATCAGTAAGCGTAGGCCGGATGGTGTTCTCCCAGGCCTGGTACAGCTTGGCGGCCTTTGCGGCTTCGTCTATAATGGCACGGTGATACTTTCTACCCTGGCCGCTGTCTGGTTCCTCCATAGACCAAAAGTCTACCAGGCCGGCTGTAATAAGCTCTATCTGTTTTAGCTGCTCGTCTTTTCTGGATATGATTGGAGAGTATGTTTTTTTAACCTCCTTCCAGACTTCTGAGAGATCTTTGTAGGTTGGGAACCATATCCCTACGCGCTTACCGTCAAGACTGATGGAGGATAGTTCTTCAATAAGGCTTGTTTTTCCCATCCGCCGGCCGCATCGCAGGTGGTTAAAGCGTTTGGCGTTGTCCAGGATATGTTTCTGGGCTGGGTGAGGTTCTTGAAGGTAAAAATCAATGTTTACGGACGACATTGATAATCATTTCGGTAGGCTGTTCCAGGTTCTCTTTTGGCTTGCCGTGGTAGTAATTGAGTAAAATTTGGGCGTGCTTATCGGATCCGGATTTCGCTTTCTCGATGATCTTCTGCCATATTTTGACCATGGCATCTTCTCCTGACCGTCCCAATGCCTGTTTAATGATCTCCTTTACGTTGTCTTCTATCGCGACTGACTTTCGTCCTGCGCCAGGTCTCGCTCCACCCTTAGGTTTTGCCATTTTATTCGAAATCGGTTGATTATTCAACTAATTACTTAGTTAAAGATAGTGATTTTTAATTCAAAAAGTTTCATGTGAAACGCTAACGGTCGTTCGGTTTTGTTTTTCCTTTCATAAAAAAATCTCCAGTTCACCCCACACTGGCAGGCCTTTACTATGCTTTGCACAACTGTACTGTGCTAAACCTGACTTCACTTAATATTTATTTAAAAACGGTTAACCCCACACCGAAAGGCCTAAACTAAACTCTGACTATACCGCACCTCACATTACGTGACGGCACGAAATATCATTCAGAACACCATAAGCCTTCGCGGCCTCCTCGTACTTCTTTGTCTGGTCAGCGTTCATATCTAAATGGTTTCTTCGTGTTCTTGCAATAAATTGATCCTGTCGCGCTGTACGCACAGATAATAACCGTATCTGCCTCTTGAATGCGTAGGTGTGCGGTGCACCCAAATGTCATAGCGTACTGTAGGCTTGCCATCCCTATCAACGTTTATTTCTACACCGCGCAATTCTCCCTGCTCCCACGTATCAGAGCGCCGATAATTACAAACTTCTACTATGTCACCTGGAACGGCTTCAACCTTGACTTTTACTTCGATTGGTCTCATGGCTTCTGTTGGTTATTGTACCATTTGATGAACTCGACGACAGCTTTGTATATAGCTTCCATCTTTGTTTCACCTTGGGTTTGTATTTCAAAATCCTCGCAGTCTTCAAAGTCTTCATCTGGTGTAAAGGATAAATCACAAGCCTTATAATAGATTGTGATCTCAAGGCCGCTTCTGATGATTTTGTCACCATCAGTGGATATCTCAGGCTCTTGTAACCTCTCCACCACTGGCATAAGTTTGTCCCAAGAGGAATGATATTTAAGTTGCTCCGGATAGCCGATGAATTTACCCTTTTCTCTTTTGTCTTTCGTGGGCTGCCACCATTGCGGAAGGTTATAATTATTATTAGGCTCCCTTCTAACAAGCCCCATGAACTCAGCTATAAGTTCGTTGTCGGTCAGTTGGTCGGTCATGGTTTTCGAGTTATAGTGAACAGCTTTTTAACCAGATCAAGTTGCAAATGGCCCTGACTGTTGGTGCATCGTGTGTACATTTCAGACCATAATGTATCCTGGCCCTCTGCCTGTGGGGAGGGCCGGTAACTGATTATTTTGATCGCTGCCTCAAGTCCGAGATAATAACCAGTTGGGTGATGCTCTTCAGACGCATTACGTTCACGCTCCATTGCTTCTTCAATGGCTTCAATAAGATACTCCCTCCCTCCGCCAGCGTCATTAACCGGGGCGCTCTGAACTAAATTACCAGCTTCATCATGGTGCTGATCCCATATTTTCTGTAGATCATCAAGTTGATCATTTTTCCAGCCAATACTTAAACAATAAGATAACCACTCAGCGCGTTTTTTATGCCCCTTGTTCTTCTGATTTGGTAGTAGATCCTCTTTCATGTCGCTAATTGTTTCGTTGCACTCAGGCACTCCTATAGCTGCTATGCCGGAAACTTTACTATGCTTTTCAGGGTGATTTGATGGTTTTGCATCCTCTTTTGGTAAAGTTACTGGATAATCATCACCTGCTCCTTTCGGAGATTCTCCGTTGTGCGGAACTCCATTTACGCGGCCGTAATGGTTATTGTTAATGCCTTGTAGATAGGCGTCGTTACCAACTTCCTTCCATTCTCCATTCATCCAAAGTTCGTACTTATCTTTTACCGGAGCCTTGGGGAGGAGACGGAGGAACTTTCGGCCTTTGTAAGCACAGCCATAGTGTTGACAAACGTCCTTATAATCCTCGCAGGGGTGTCCGCATTCTTCATGTTCGCCGATCTCCGCTCCTCCGTCCCAGGGGTAGAGAACGCCGGGTTTTACCGTTTCAGCATCAAGTTTTCCGATCTGTATTCCGTAACCGCCTGGGAATTTGAATATTTTCGGGCTCAGCATTTCTGGGTTAACCACTTCGAGCGCACTGGCACGGGCCGATGCTACAGGATTACTGTAGTAGTCGCCTTCCGGGAACTCTCCGCCCTTCCAGGTATTGCCGTCGAGGAATAGTTGTAGGCTCATGATATTAGTCTTTTTACTTCCAGTAATCCGGTAATGTACCCGCTGTCGGCAGCTTCTGAGTCGGTAGGGTTATCCTTAACCTCTTTGATTTTAGCGATCAATTCAGCCTTCAGCTTCTCTTTGTAGATAGCCAATTCCTGCTCGTGCCACGTGGTCATAACATCCTCGATCTCACCATCAGGATCATCGAGCCCCATATTGTCGATTATCTGCTCTTTCGTCTTGCTCATAGTTTTTCGTTTTAAAACAGGCCGGGACCGCCTCTCAACGATACCCGGGCCTGCTGACAAAACCGTATTGTGTGTTTCCAACATATCGGCCGTTACTCTTGTCAAAGCAACGCCCTCAGGCCTGGCTCGCGGCCGTCACCACTGAGGCGGTTAACCCTCGCTGCATCTTCAATGATATGCGGATCTCTCTCCGCTTGTCACCCTCTTCTGTTTTAGCGCTGGATTGCTCCATTTCCCGGTCGAAGACAGGTCTACACCGGCAGCTCATTTTAATGCTTTGCCCGGGAACGTCCTTACCGAGACTTAAATCGTTCGTTGGTAACTATATCCCTGTTCAATCGCTTCCTTGCTATGCTCAGTAATCCAATTATGCGCCTGCTGACATACCGGGATCCAGTATCGAATGTCCAGTAATGCCGGGATTCCTTTCTCCTTTTTGATGGTGCACCTGATCCGGTAGGCATGGCTTGCCGTGGACCGCGCACCACTTGCGAAGCAGGAACGTTTGCCGCAGGACCGAGTATTGATCGAGTTCAACCTTTCGTTTAAGGCTTACCTTTGGAATGTGGCGCTTTAGATCAGGGGCCTTGCGGCGCTCGGCTTTCCTGCGTGCTGCACCGCAACTGGCACACTCCCCGGTATCTGGGTTCTCACACGGATTCCCGCATGGGCAATATCCTAAGGCTACTTTTGCTATCATGCTTTCTCGGATCATTTTACGACCATTATTCATGCTAATTCTCTTTCCAGGATCCGCTCCGCAATCGTATTCATAGCTCGTTGCTCCTCCTCAGATCGTTTACGCAAAGCCTTTAAAATACTCTTTTTTAGCCTTAAATTGAATGGCTCCCTCTTATCCTCAGAAGATGGGCGGCCTAATTTCTGTTTTGCCATGTAGCAAAGGTATAACGAATAGGAGACACAAAGCAAGCAAAATCGTAAATAAAAAATAACATTAAAATATTTCCGTAAATACTTGCATACATAAATTAGATTACCGTACTTTGATACAGAAACTTATATCAAAGATCAGATTGCTGAGTTTAAATATCAAATGTCGTAAAGATCCGGGCGCTTCACTTGCCTTGTGCGCTAAACGAGGGCGGGATGGACCGGACGAGAACTGGTGACGGCACGGAGAGACGGCATAAATTAAAACAGAAACCATGATAACAACAAATTACCACACCGCCGCCAAGTTGCGGTTAATAGAATTGAAAAGGCAGATCGCCCTGTTAGAAGCTAAAGAGGCTATAGCAGAAAAATGGTCACGGATTGTGGTTCACATCTTGATAGTTTCTATTGCATCAACATGCCTGTCTTTATTTATTAAATCCCTGTTTTAATATG